CTGCAAGCCCTGTGCCATCACGCCTCGCGAAAAAAGACCGCTTCAGCGAGCAAAACACTTCTAAATCCCTGAAAAACAGGCGTTTATGGACGGGCACTACCTAGCTGAGGCTCGGCGGCAGGGATTTGACCTGAAGAACCTTATCAGGCCGCGCCACACCGGGCGGGAGGTGAGCGATGCTATGCTCGAGAAACAATGATGCTCATAGGGCAACCCTCTCCTTGGGCCGTGTCGGGGCGGTAGCGTGATATTCGAAGCGCTATCGCGAGGGATCGATCGCCTCCCGAAAGCCCGCCACAAGCTTTGGCTCGTATGCACTGAGCAACTGATCGAAATTCATGTAAGGATTCCGCTGCATGAACCGAAACGCCCTCTATCTCATCATCGCCGTGCTTGCCGTCATTACTGTCGGACTGGGTATCTACGTCTACCAGGAGGAGACGACACAAGGCGTCGAGATCAAGATTGGCGAGGACGGGATCTCGGTTCAGGAGAACTAAGCCGCAATCCTTCCTTGGACGATGAAGACGACCGGCGTGATGCCATCGTATTTGTTCGGGTCGCCGTTGATGATGGCGTAATCGGCGCCATTGGCGGTCACGACGTCGCCGACCGTGGGCTCGATCGAGAGGCCGACAGCGGAGATGTAAATCTGCATGTCACCGGTCTGGATGACCGTGCCGTCGATGTAGCGGGCCTCGTAGGCCATCGGGACGAGCGTGGCGGGATAAGACGTGACGACAGGCTCGCCGCCGTAAACAGGATCCGGAGGCGTGATCCGCTTCACAGTAGCGGATTGGCCGTACTTGGCGATGAGGCGCTGCGCGGTCGCCTGCAGGCGCGCATAGATCGGGTTTGCCATCCTCCGCCCTTCCTTTTCGAGAGCTAAGCCTTATTTACGCCTCATTGCCGCAAGGCTCTTTGTTCAAGGATCTGGGGGACATGTCCGCCACAATCAGCATCCTCCTGACCATCCTCTTCGCCGGGGTTGTGCTTTATCTCGTGCAGAAGCTTCCAATTGACCCTACGATGAAGCAGAGGGCTCAATTCGTTGTTTTGATCGCCGGAATGGTCTCGTTGCTCGGTTCACTGGGCGTATTCTGATCAAGTTCGATGCCTGGAGCTACACCACCAAAGCACCCGGCCAGACCGGCACGAGAAACGGCCAGAGCAGCCCTTCGATCGTGGTCACGACAGGCGTTGCGAGCGCGACGAGGTCGTCGATATCCGTTGAAGTAGAGGTTGAATACTCGACCTCAAGCTGTCCGATTTTCTCGCGCTTCACCGTAGACGTGCCTGTTACGACCGGCGAAAGGCTGCCTGGGTTCGTCAACTCGAGGAATGCGGCCTCATACGAGGCGTTGATAACCGCGACCGGGATTTCGGTCGAAGGGATCGCCTCGCCGTAATAGGTCGTGGCGCCGGTGCGCGGCCATGCTCGCTCTTGGGCATACCCGCCGGTGCGCCGACCGCTGAACCGAGGCTCATACCGATCGATCACCAAAGAACCGCGCTGACGTGCGGCGGTCTTCTGGGCATCGGTCGCGCCATCGGGAAAGACATAGCCGGCCGCCTCAGCGTAGGACGTGAAGCCTGCATTATCGCCGTATCCAGCCATGTCGATCTCCGATGCAAGAGTAGGCCCGGCAGGTTACCGCCGGGCTGATTGTTAGGGCTGCGTCGCCAGCTCTTCGAGAGCAGCGACGATCTCGTCCTTGGTGGACGGGGTCTTTTCGCCGAGCAGCTTCTTGGCAACCGACTTGAAGGACATGAACTGCACGTTCTGGTCCTTTGCCATTTCGAGCACTTCGAGTGCCGTTTTCGGCCCATCGCCGTCCTGGTTGCTTGCAGCCTTGGAGACGCCTTCGATCTTGAGGAAACGAAGGCGCTTGGCCTTTTCGAGATCGACGCCTTCAAGGTCGACGTCGCGGGTCTCACCCGGTGGGATGTAGACCGCCCGCCCCCTGGAGCGGACGCCCTGCAGCGCCTTGCTGTTGTTGGTGACCTTCATGACTGATCCTCTGGTTACGGAGCGGTGATTTCGTCGCCGTAGGCGGCAGCACCGGGCAGACGCCATTCGGTACCGCCGGTACGGGCGATGATGCCGGTTTCGAAGCCCATGATGGACTTCTGGCGCGGCTGGAGGACACGGCGCGGCATCGGCAGGTGGAAGCGGAGAACTTCCGAATCCCGGCGATACACGACCATGCGGCCGCCGCCGTCCTGGGATGCCGTGGCGAGCTCGCGCAGCGGCTGGATGTCGAGCTGCTGTCCGGTTTCCGCCGTGTAGACGTTGTTGCGGCGGATGTATTCCAGCAACGTCAGCATGCCGTCGCCCTCGCCAAGGCGGCGGGTGGCGATGAGGCGGAACGCTTCCGGCGGCAGGCGCAGCGTGTCCACCCATTCCACTTCCGAGGTGTTCTCGCGGACGCTGGAGATCAGGTCGTTGATGTCCCGAAGGATCTGGTCGTTGGACTTCGCCGACCAGAAGGTCGAAGAGCCCGTGCCATCCGCGGCAACGTCGACACGCGAGACCTGCGGGTCGTTGACGAAGCCGGTCCAGTTCTTCTCGGCCGTGCCGACCATGGCAACCGAGTTGAGCAGGCGCTCGACCTTGTCGGAAGCCGACATTGCCTTGGTGCCGTTCAGGTCGATGCCGTAAAGGGCAGCCTGGTTGACTTCCTCAAGGTTCCACTCCCAGCCGGAGCCGATCATTGCGAAGTCATGGCTGGCCATGTCCTTCGTGGCCTGGTTGAAAGGCATGTCGGTACCGGCGCCGGAGAGGAACTTCGCCTCTCCTGCCGTATCAACGGTGAAGAAGGTCGTCCCGATCGCCCAGGCGTTCCCTTCCGTAACGACGGGCACGTGAGCACCGTAGTTGAAGGTCGGATAACGCCGCTGGTAGATGCGGGTCTCGATGTTGCGCCCCTGCGCGATGACGAAAGGGAACGCGGCCTGCGCATCAGCGAAGGCCTGACGGATGATCTGGTTCATAGTTCAGGGTTCCTTTCGCGAAGCGTTACGCCTGGTGGCGCAAGCCAAGGCTGATCTGGACGATGGCGCCATCGGTGCCCGATTCTTCGAAGAAGGCATCGGGGATTGCCGGATTGGCGCCGGCGTTGGCAACGTTCGTGTACCGGCCGTTGGCGGTCAGGTAGTAGACCGGGTCACCGGCAGCGACCGTTGCACCCGCAGTGACGTACATCGTGCCCATCGTCATGAAGGCGCCGGTGAAATACTGCGGATAGGCGTCGGGATTGCTGGCGCTCGGCGGTACTGCGGGATTGAGCACTGCGAGCCCGAGGAAGTCGCCGGTGGAGAGGATGGCAACGCCATGATTACCGGCCCCCCGCTGAGCAGGAGCGCCGAACTTGATCCCGGCCGCCGTCTCGACAGTGCGGCTGACCTTGTTGCACTTCTCTTCCGAAGCGATCTGGCCGGCAAGCCCCTTCGCGGGTGCCGCGCCATAGGTGGTCTGGTAGGTAGCCATTGAAGCGCCTCCTTAGTTGGCCGCTGCAGAGGTCTTGCCGGCCTTCATGTCGGCGACCATCTGGGAATAGGCGTCGGTCACGCCCTTGTCGGCGTCGCTGACCTGCGAAAGGCCCTGCTGCACGACGGCGCGGAAGGGATCGGCGCCGTTCTTGCTGGCATCCTCGACGAGCATGTCGAAGCGAGCGTCGATATAGGCTTCCGACTTGTCGGCAACAGCCGCATCGCCGAGCTTGGCGACGACGACAGCCTTGCGGATGGCCGAATCCGAGAGGCCTTCGGTCTTCACGTCCTTGGCGATCGTGTGCGCCTTGGTGATGAGATCGGCACGGGCCTGGACGCGTTTATCGAGATCCGCGTCGGAAAGGATCTTGCCCTTCAGAGCATCAATCTCGGCATCCTTCTTCGCCAGCTCGGCATCCTTGGCGGCCAGAGCCGTCTGATGTGCCTTTTCGGCGTCGGCGAACTTGGTGTTGGCGTCGGCAAGGCGCTGCTGGAGCGTGCCGATCACCGTGGCACCCTGGTCGGTTACTTCAACCGGGATGCCATCGACGGTAACCGTCTTCAGGGTCATGATCTTGTCCTCTTTCGGTTTCTGATCACTGGTGAACGGGGCAGCGCCCCACGACCTCACACCGTCGCCGATGCGAGCTTCTGATCCGGCGCGGCCGCGCTGCACGATGGCGACGTGGTTGATCCGGATATCTTTCTGGATGGCGTCGTACTTCTCGCCCGCTGGCGTGGTGCCCGGCTCCCATGCGAGATCGCAGGTGTAGCCGGCGGAGAGCTCGCGCTTGCCGCCCTCAATCTCGCTGATGGTGGTGCCGTCCATGACGATGAGCGGGATGCGGACGAATTCACCGTCGCGCGCGACCTCATCGCCTATCTGGCCTACGGAAAGCGCTTTCCAATTATCGGCGGTGACAGCCTCGTCCGGATGGTCGTTCGTCACCGGCTTGTGCGCGTAGCTGCCGAGGCTGGCCTTGTCGAAGACCTGATCCTCGGGCCGGTAGACCTTCACGACCTGCATTTCCGGCTTGCCTACCTCATGGCCGGCATAGACCTGAATGCCGGTGCGCGCGGTGCGTACGTCAGCGACAAGGTAACCGTCGGCGGTCCGTCGCGTGCCCGCGACTGGTGCAAGGTCTGTGAATTTCATGTGTATGCCCTTCTGGACGACTCGACCACAGGTTGACTGTGTGCATCAATGCTTAGATCTCAGAGGGAGGACCTGCATGCCAGTATATTGCCCATTTCAGACAAAGCTGTTGGGAGAAGCCGAGGTCGGGGAATTGGTCGCGTTCACTCAGCCCCATGGCGGCGAGTTTGCGATAAAACTAATGCAAAACGAGATGGGGAACTCGATTCTTGCGGCTTTTCCTACGAACGAAAACGCTCTTCCCCACATGGCTACCATAAGCGGCGACGCTGACTGCATCTCCTATGGACGTGAATGGATATTTGAGATCGATCAGCACAAGCGATTCGAAGTGCTTCAAGAGGAACAAGAGCTTGCTGGCGTTGCTCGCATTGAAGGTCAATCGGTCCAACTTCGGCTCGGGCGAGACCCTCACAACATCCATGCACGTGGTGGCCTTTTAGACCTTCAACAGCTCCGCCTCGTTCATCAGAATGGCTTCGCTTTTTATACGCGAGCATGGAAGCTGTGGGCCAACGAAGCCACGCGGAGTCGCCGAGACGGAACACCCCTGCTTACCGGCCTCTAAGCAACCGTTGCCTGAACCTTGACGGGGAGAGACGCGTGTCTTTCCTCGTCACTTGGCCCTTGCTCAGAAAGCTTGCCGTATTCCTCGATCGCTGCATCGAGGCCTGGCAACGAGCCGTCCTCGATGAACGTATTGACCAGCGCGTCGGAAACGGCGTCACGCGGGATGATCTCCTGCCCCGTACCGGTTCCGACCAGCTGCCGAGCAGCATCAGCCTTCGTCTTGAAGACGTCGGCCTTTTCCTTCTCCGACATGCCCCAAAGCGGCGCCCACTCGTAATAGATGTCAGGGTCGCGCGAGCCGAGAGCGCTCCGGATGATGCACTCGTCCAGCCGCGCCATCGCCGGCGTCATCTCGACGGTCTGCATCGCCTGCAGGCGATCGTAATAGTTGCGCAGGTCGCTTTCGCCGGTGGCGTTCATGCCGGCCGGGGACTGTCCGAGCAGCCGGGTAGCCGGAATGTCCGCGGCGCCGGACACGATCTGCAGGAACGACATGAGGACTTCCGGCAGCGTGGCGAAGCTCGCCGTCTTCTGCTCGTATTCCTCTTCCTTGTCGAGCAGCAGGTCGCCGTTGATACCTTTCGCCGTGGCAGCCAGCGTATAACGCTCCAGGATCTTAGCGCGGTACTCTGCGTTGCCGAGGTTCTGCATGAAATCCGGAATGCGGATCACGTTGACCTTGGCCTCGAAGACGAGGCTGGCGATGTTCGCCGCGGTACCGTCGGCCTGCTTGATCGCATCGACGACCGACAGGAGGACGCTGTCGCCCCAACCGGCATAGGTCGTGGTGACGATGTCTTCGTCCGGCTGTTGGCTGCCGTTGAAGATGACCAGTCGCGACGGATGGATCTCGACCTGCGCGCCTTCGGCCGAGTTCAGCTTATAGACCTTCGGCTTACCGTACCATTCCGACGCCGGGTCACGATCAATCTCGCCGGCCGTGAGGTGGCGACGGGTCATGACCGTGAGGTATTTCAGGCCGCCCTTCCCGATGCGCTCGACGTCGAGAGGAGCCGTAAGGTCCTGGTCGCCGGTACCGATGACGAGCGCGGCGCCGCCCCAGAGACGCGCCTTGATGCGGGTCTCCAGCAGCTTGCCCATGACGTTCAGACGCTTCTCTTCGGCCTCGATCGCCTCAATCTGCGGCTTCTTCGCCTGCCAGTCGCGCCAGGCGCGGATGCTGTCGAATGCCGGGATATCGACGATCTTCTTGGGGAGCCACGCGCCCCGATAGGCGTTGAGCAGCTCCTCGTCGGTGAGCATCGGCATCGAATAGACGTTGGCCGCTGCTTTGTCCCGGCTGGTGCCCAGGCTGGCGACCATATTTGTCAGGCTGTCGCGGACGAACGCGATGATGTTGGCCATGTCCGCTCCTAAACGTTCGTCAGCGTGAAGGACGAACCTCCAAGCATCAACTCGGTGAGAGCCCAGACCAAGGCGTCGGCCCGGTCAGGTGAACCCTCTCCGAGGTATCCCGATGGCGTGAAATTGCACATCTGGTCTTCAAGGTCGGGGAAGTCTCCGACGTGATGGACCTTGCCCTGCTCATACAGTGCGCTGATAGGCTCAGCTCGCACCGCTTTGCCTCGGCTGGCGACGACTTCCTTGAAGGGCGCGGTCTTGTCAGCCGTCGAGACGGTGAAGCGCACCATGTCGCCGCCGAAGTTCCGTTCTCCGATGATCCGGTGCGCCTGATGACGATGGTAGAGGTCGACCGCTCGCCTGCCCCACCCTTCTGGTGACAACTGGCAAGTGCCGTCCTCAAGAATGTAGCCATGCCCATCGATGCCGAGGCCGGCGACGACGATGCCGATGTCGTCACCCGCGCCATCGCCTCTCGTACCGGAGGGGTCAACGGAAACGACGATGCGCCGCATCTCAGGAGCGCTGGCGACACGCAGGCTGTCTATGCCCGGCATCAGCTTCCCGTCGTGCGCCTTGCGATCCTCAAGAGCCCATAGAGCGCCGCTGACTTCGCTCGCCCATTCTCCGGCCTCAAACCGCAACCTTTTCGCTGCAGACATCGAGGCCAGAACCTCGAAATACTCAGGCGGCAGGTTCTCCGAGTTGTCGGCAGGGTTCACCTGCATCTCGGCATAATCTTCCGGCTTGGCCAGCTTCTCCTTGGTGCCCGGCTTCATCTTCGCCCGGAACATCTGGAAGCTCCAATGGAGCTTTGATGGCGGGTTGCAGTCGAAGTAGGCCTTGAGGGCTAGGTACCTTCTGCCTGTCGCTGCCGCTATCGCTGGGGCCAGCTCGCACTTCTGCGCCAAACGGGACATTGCCGTTTCCACGGATGCCCAAGGGATTTGGCTGCTCTCGTTGAAATATAGGGTGGCGTATTCCTGCCCCAGGATCTTCTCGACGCGCTCTTTATCGTCGAGGCCGGCTATCCAGATCTGCGATCCGTTCGGCAGCTCGACATAAAAGTCGGTCTTGTCAAACCGCACCCGAACCGACGGGAAGCAGAGGGCAAGAACCTTTGGCAGGGTATCGGACCAGACCGACGTCTTCGCGTGGTTGAACCGAAACCTGAATATGACGTGCCGCGAACCCGGAGCGTTTATCGCTCGCTGGATCAGCGCCCGACAAAGAACGAACGTCTTTCCAGACCGAGACCCGCCGCGGAGCATGATGTTGCGCGCCGGGCCGGCCAGAAGGCGATTAGCCTCTCGCTGTTTCTCCGTTAATCGAGCTACCTGCATGGGTCACAATTCAGCGTCCTCTGGCAAGACATTGAGGCTCATGCTCCCCGAGTGCTCGACACGCTCGATGAACATACCGAGGTGCTTGGCAAGCTTCTCCAAGGCGCTGTTCTTGTCCCAGACCTTAATCTTGTGGACGTGCTCGACCTCACCGTCGCCGATGTTGCGTGTCACCACTTCGACCGAAGCGACTGCCGCGGCTGTATCGTCATCCCACTCTTCAGGTCGAAGCAGCCTGCCGTTCGCATCGAACACACGGCGTAGATCGGAGAACCCGATGCGCGATAGCTCTTTTAGCACACGCTCGACGGTGGCCTCTGCCTTCAGAGCGCCTCTCCCTTGGATCTCGGCCACGCGCTCTTGAATGCTTTCATTTGCATTCAAACGTGCTGCATTTCCCCGGTTAGGCTTAAACCCCGCAAGCTGATATGCCTCGTCGGCCGTCTTACCTTTGGCGAGTTCCTGCGCGAACTTCTCGTGCCGTGCGTTCTTTAGGACGGGCATCGGTTAACCTTGGGGATCAAACATGGAAGACAAAGACAAACGATCAGATCTGCACCGGGCAAAACTCGGCATGGCTATGGTATCTGCTTGCTTGGTGCAGACGCTGAATGAAACCGACCCGACGTTTCAGCAGCGTTTCCTAAAGCGCATGGAAGCCGCCTATCGCGAACTGAAAGACAACACCGGCGGAGATGTTAAGGAGCAGTTGGAGGCTCTTTCGTGGACGATGGAGTTACTGACGGGATGGGACCCCATCGGTGGGCGTCAGGAACCCTTCCTTGCCAACTATGAGCCATGACTTTGATGGTGTCGCAATTTTTCAGGACCGACCGGGCTCGCGCTTGAAGATCAGCACCCACCGATAAGTGGTCTTGTAGACGGCCTGGAATAGCTCGTAGCCCTTGGCGCGCCACTCGTTGGCTACCCGCTCAAGGTCGTCTTCGCCGCCTTCCACTTCCACAAAGCGGTAGTGCATTGGCGTTCTCCTCAAAGCGAACGCCCCGCTACCAGTTACGGCGGCGGGGCTGGGGAATGTCAGGACGGGCCGGGCTTGTTACCGGCTGCTCTCAGTCTCGCAGGGCTTATTTCATCCAAGCTCCGAGAGTGGGGAAATCCTGCACGTCCTTCCGTGCTGCCGTCCTGATCTTGTTACCGGGCGCACCATAGTCGGCCACTATCGATGCGTGGTGGCGGTCTACGTGGGATTTTCCCCGCCGTTTAACCGACTGGACAGGTCCGTACTCGTCATCGGCTGCCTGTCTCGACTGACGCTGTCGCCGCCCGATCTCGTGAGGCATTGCCTCGAATTGCTCACATTCGGAACTGCTAACAATGCATGGACAAAGCCGGCATTGCCTTCCTGGTGCTCATCTGCATTCTCATCGCTATCGTGGTGAGTATCCTGGGATTTCTCCCGGAGGAGGTGCCTTCCGATGTACCGGAGGTTATTCCTCAGACGCCCCAAGATGAACCAGTTGGCGATCCGGTGTCACCAGCTTGAGGCGGCGTTGACCACGCGATATGGCTTGTTCATCTTTCATCCCTGAGTCGAGTGCACGACATGAAGGCCCACTATTGTGGATACCGTATCCTGGATCACGACAAGCGAGCTGAAGGCTGGCGCCCGGAAGACCCGGAAGATTTCGAGTTCAGCATAGATTTTTATGCAGGGTGTGGAGACGGCGCGGACGCATTCACATCGGAAGTTTGTTCGCCGCGTCGGCTCATGAAGAAATTCGCCACCTCTGTCTGCTCTCCACAAGGCGTGCTGATCATGCCTTCGTTTGATCTCGTTGCGCTCGACGCTTTCCTTCGACAACTTTGCGAGAACACGGAGGCCCAGACCTGGGATGCACTTGCACTCAAGTTGAATGGCGCAGGGCGATGGGAGTTCGCTCATCGCACCTGAGGCGCACGTAACCGGATCAATATTTTCGCAACTCTGCCCGAAGTGCCGCCATCAGCTCGTCGACCGGCAGCGTAACCCCCTTGCTGGCCGGGGTAAAAAACACTCCTGGCAAGACACCTTCCAGCTTCAACTTTGGCAAGAGCACGTCCGTCAAATCGATCAAGGTGATTGCGCGTGGCTCAAACCCTTTCCACTCATTCAGAGCGCAGAGTTGTGCATATTCCTTCGCAGGCCACAGCGGGAAAACGGTTGTTCCGTCATCCGCTACGGAAAGAGCCCAGCCATCTTGATACAGCCCCCATAACTCCTGCCAATCGGCGATGACTTTGATAAAGTGCTCGAAACGCTCAACGCCTGGCGAGGCTAGTATTGCCTCCATCTGCCTTGGGCTTACCTTCATGAATAGTGCTCCTTTAGCCGAAGGAACGCAGCTTACCAGGTGCCCTGCCTGTGTTCTCCCGTCGTTCCGCGGGCTCACCTTGTCTCCCAAGAGGATTACGATGACAGCAGACGAAGTCCACGACAAAGAAGGATTTATCAAACTCTTGGCGCAGATGCGCGAAGAATTGAGGACGGGTGCCAAAACTTGGGAAAACACCAGCCTTGACGATTTTTTGGAGGCAATGTCGGCTTGGGTCAACGATTGGCAGTGGCCTGTGGCCACAAATCCTTGGACCCACGCAGCCAAACTGATGCAAGCCGCTACGCGGTACGAGTGACGCCTAAAGCGGCGAGTACGTTTGGCGCTACGACATTCAGTTGCCCTTGCAGCGTTGGATTCGCCAGGTCATGGATGGCCGAAGCAATGACATCCTCATGACCCCTTTCGAACTGAATGCCCTCCCTACACTCGATCATATCCGCCCACGCTTCCACGGTCCGAGCATCAACTTCGCCGGACGTGAAGCGTCGCAGCATCGCGGCAATATCCGACCGGCTAAGGGCTATGACCGGCTCTGAATCCCAGTCGAGCTCCGCCAGAGCAGCGCGAAGCTCCTCCAGCGGCTTATCGAACTTAATCAGTGCAGTAAGTGTCGCTCGCCGATTCATGTGCGCAAGCTAGCAAATGGCGCAAGCTGCGAAAAGCGGACGGCGATCTCTACCAGAGGACGATCCAGGAAAAAGGCGCATTTCTCCTATGCGCCGAGTGTGAACTTTCGGCAGCGGTCCGGCGAGTGTTCCCTCTTTGAGGTCCGCAACTGAACAACCGCAAATCACTGCAGGAAATCTAAACGGCTTGGCGGAGATTTTCAACCTCCGCGTCAGCAGTGAGCGCGTTCAATTCACTGATAATCTTCTGAACGCGCTCTTTGATCTGCGGGCTTAGAGAATCTATAGCCCTCTCGGCCTGTTCCACCATAGAGACGCGCGCTTTCCGCCCTTTCGGTAGGATCTTGCGGAGCTGACCGCGCAGGTGCTGGATTTGCTCGTGGCGCTCGTTCTCCTTCCGGCAGTGCTGCTCGTAGAGGAAGGCCTGCCGGCGCTCATGCTCGGCGAAGTAAAGGGCCTCTATGGTCGCATCCGGGAATTCGAGCGGGCCATAGTTGGCGCCCCGAAGGAAGCACACGACACCCTCGACGCTCCGGAGCTCCTCGAAGTTCAGCCGCGGCAGGTTCACAAAGGCATAGCCGACGAGAAACGGGAACCGCTTCTGGAGGATCTGTTTCGTCCGGTGATGCCTCAACTCGGTGTAGAACGAAGGCATGAAGATGTCGAAGTCGTCCTTGCGGCAGTTCCGCTCGATGATGGATTCCATGCGCCGGTTTTCCGGGAGGCGCTCGTCGAGGGCCGCCATGCGCTGATAGCCAGGGGCGACACGGATTGCGTACCAACGTGATCTCTTCATGCTTTTCCCTCGTTCTTCTTCGGCAGTGACCGAGCATGGTGGTTTCGGCAGTAGCGGCCCGTTGTTTCCGCCGCACAGAAAAGGTACGGGCCGCCGTTCCCAAGCGGCCAGCAGCATTCGCGGGCCGAGAGATGGTGAAGGAGCTTCGCGGATTGGAGCCGATCGGCGTCATAGGCGGTCGCGGGGATCTCCGGTTCCCGCTTCAGTTCCGGCGCCAGCTTGCGAGGCCGCGCCGTCTTCGCTGGGCCGGGTGCGCTGGTCTTCTTCCCAGCATCGCCGCGCCACGGAAACAGACTGCGGTTACGGAAGGCCAGTCCTACAATGACGTTTCGGCTGACGCCAAAGCGCTTGGCGATCTGGGAGGCAGAGAGATCATCCCTCCAGAGCTTCGCAGCAGCCTCGATGTCGACGGTTCGGTGCTGGATGCTCATGCCGCGCGCTCCTCTTTGATCGGCTCGGCCGCTTCGATCTCGGCCTTGGCCCTGCCGCGGTACGCCATCTGCTCGGAGGTGACCTCGCGGGCATCGGGTAGCTCGAGCATGCGGGCGAGTTCGTCGGCTCGCTCCGGGGACACCGGCGGGGGCTGGACGTTCAGCTTGGTCTGGATCCGACTGCGGTTGACGCGGACGGCGATCGGAGACCAAACCTCGTCGATTGCCCACAGGTGGACTGTGCCCGCCGGCAGTTCCCGAGACTTGGCGAGCTGGGCGAATTCCAGATGGTCGACACCTTCGGCAACCCTGACGAAGCCCTTCTCCGCTAGTGCGATGGCTCGCTCACGCTGGGTGACGCGCAGATCCATGAGCCCATGAGAGCTGGGCAGCGTTCGGCTAACGGAGTCCTCGATCGCCCTCAGCGTCTCCTGCTTGCGAATCCGGTCCTCACGGACGAGGCGGCACTCGGCGTTGGCCATGGCCGCAAGCTCCGCCGGCAGGGGTATGAAGTAAGCGCCGTCTCCGCCCCATTGGATAGGCTGTATTTTGAGGCTGGCTGGGCGTGCGAGAAGGTTTCCAGGACTATCTGGAGATTTGCATGGCAGAT